CAAGTAAGTTTATTCCTTGCTGTTTTTTCTATTTTCTTATGTGTTCTCGTATAATAAAATATATATCTTTTATTCCTAATTTCTTAGTTCTCTTTTTAGATATTAATGGACATTATGATTACAAATTTTAACTTACATTTAACGTCGTTTCACGTGAAACGTAAAGTGGAGATTACAATTTAAACAATTAACACCGAAAATATATTAGAATTTAGAACGGTGGTTAACCTCTCAAAAATAGAGGTCAGAGAACTACGTACCGATTGACAATAGGATGGCAAGTGGCTGAACGGCATCAAGCTAAATGCCGTTTAAATGTGGAGCGATGCAGAATCGTTGGCAAGCCAAAAGGCTTCCAAGTATTAACATTTTTAAATTACTGCAGTAATGCTCAAGGAGAAAATAAAAGATATGTATAAATATAATTGATATTGTTAGAATACCCCCCCCTTGAGCTTTCGCCCCCCAGAGGGGGGCTGGCTCTCTAAGCAGGACAAAAATCAACTGTACATGGCAATAAGTGGAAATTGACTCCGTCGAGTCCTACGCGGACGGCGGTGTTTTTCATGGGCGACTACCGTCGCAACGCGAAGTGAGTGACGGCATCGTTTTGTAGTTTCGGCTCCGCGGACGAAGTTAAGGCGAGGTATCTATCAGAGAGGGCAACGCCCTCTCCCGCTCAAGCGTTCGCGGACCTCTCTCCACGTCATCATAAAAGGAAATAGTAAATGCGTACGCACACACGAAGCGCGCGCGCGCACGCAAAACAAATATGGCTCACCAATAAGGCAAGCCATAAAAGTTAATGAGTAAGTACTTCAAATAAAGCACTAATAAGACCTAAAACAAAAATAAATGTAATGATACCTAAAATCACACAATAACAGAACTTAATAAATTTATTCATGTAATAATAACGACAAATAAATTACTTTATTGCCTTAGTAGCAGAAAGAACACCACCAAAAGCATTGCGTACACCATCACCAAACCACTTAGTAAAGGCTTTATAAACGTCAGTAATACGGCCGTTTTCATCACGTCCCGTAGATTGTATATTATCCTTATTTGTCAATTTTTGGCCACGGATTTGCTCTTGTGTAAGTTTAGCAGAATTTACAACACCATCACGAGTTGCAGCTGCGATTTCTTTTGCATAAGGTACTTTAGCCTTTTCAAGTTGTGTAAGAACACCAGTGTAAAGAGCTTGAGCACGAGAAAGAGCGACAGAAGCATAAGAAGCTGCTGCGGAAGCATTGTTAGCTTTAATACGTGAATTTTGCTCCTCAATATCTTTAAGATACTTTTCTAACTGATGTTCGGTAATAAATACAAGCTGTTTGCGCTGTTCCTCATTACACTGCTTAACGATATTAGCAATATCGTTTTGTATCTTCTGGTTATCTTCTTGCAACGTCTTAATACGTGTTTCGATTTCGGACTGATTAGCTGCTTCTTTCTGAGATGTAACATAACTATCGTGAGTATCGAGCAACCTTTGCAACTCTTCCATCTTAGTATCGTATTCAGATTGTGAAATCTTGTGTTCATCAAGAGCTTTACGAACTTCATCCATTTGGTGCTGAATTTCAAAGACATTTTTAATATCTTGATTTTGGGCGTCACTTTCTGCCTTATGGGCATTTGCTGCATTTGAATCAGCCGAACTTTCGTTAGCCTTAACAACAGAATCTTTAACCTTGTTTTCTCTGTCAATAGCTTGAAATTGATTAAATGCATTAACGGCAGAAGTTCCAAGACCAGAGAGACCAGAAACAGAAGCACCGGAAACACCAGAAGCTTCCGGAGCACTAACTGCACCTACTTGTGATTGACCACCATTCAAAGCGGTGTTGATACCAGCATTACGCATAGACTGCTTAGTAATTGTATCAGTATCACGCATAAGGGAACGTGTACGAGCATCATTATTTTGCGCTGCTTCTTCGTTTAATTGAGCTTGATATTTCATCAATTTTTTATTGTAGTTGTAGTCTAAAGCTTGACCAGCAATATTAATGCCAAGTGAAGAAGCAAAACCACCAAGACCTTCTAAAAAACCCATAATAAAATAAATTAAAAGTATAGAGGGCAAATACCCTCATATACTAATCTTGTTTAACTTCATGTGTACCATTATCGGTTTCTTCCTCATAAGTATCGTAAGAGATACTAATAGGTTTAAGACCGTCAGAAACACGCATATCAAAAACACTCTGGACAATAAAGTTATCATCCATCAAAGGTTCGCCACCATCTGAAACACCGTGGGCAGAAGTTCCGCTATTATAGAAAATACGGTTGAAGTTACCAATAGATGGATAACGACAAGCATAGCGGAGGACTTGAGGGTCACGTATATCGGCCTCAGTGGTAAAGTCGACAATATAATTACCGGCATCATTCAATTGTACGTGGCAATTCTGATTGGTAATAATACGGTCAAGATAATAAGGACTTAAATCGTCCATAGTAGCACGTCTGGACATATCACCATTGATAATATCTTTCTTGACCTTATAACCAGAGAAACGGGGCATAAATCCGAAACCTTTAGAAGTACGACCATACTTCTTAATAAGTTCATCGGAACAAAGGTTATTATCACCAAAGATAGCACCAAGAGGGGTGACTTCAAAGCCGAGTGCATCCCAATCAGTAGTAGGCAAAGTATATTTATCAATGCCATAAAGGGAGGTGTCGCAACCTTGGAAATATCTAGAATCTGGAACAATAGCAGAAAGGCAGATAAAGAAGCCATAATAAGGAGCAGTAAAAGAAACTTTGGACTTGTCAAAAGCAACACCTTTACCACCATAAGCGCCAAGTACTTCACCATCGCCAGAATCAGAAACGGCAGTATCTGCAACGTTGAAAATATCGTCAACAGCAATAGGAAGGACAGACTGCGAAACATTGAAAACATCCTTATAAAGACTATTTGCAACATCTGCACCGAACTTAGTACGAACCCAATCGGACATTTTACGACCAATAACAGAATCTTTAGCAACATAACGAGTTAAACGCTGGCATACCTGGAAAGCAATGAGCGACAAATCACCACCAACAAAAGGAAGCTTAGAAGACTGTTGAACAGATTTACCTAATGTTGTTTCGTTAGGATTGTTAGTAGTACGTTCATCGAAGAAAGTATTACCAACTGAGCCGTCAGCATTAACAAAAGGAAAGTTCAAAGGCTGTGTGTTATTGGTAAGCGACAAGCGATTGGCCGAAAAATAATCATCATTATAAGTAAACCAACATTGTGACAACTCATAGAAGATGAAGGAGTGGAAAACACCAACAAGCCTCTCACGGAATTTACCATCTGAAGAAGTAGGTAAAACACCGTCAAATACATCAATAAAGTTAGTAAAACCAGACTGCGAAATAAGGGTGATAATCTGATAGGCATAAGATGTAGACCACTGAGAAGAACGGTTCAACTCATAATTGTTATAATGAGCCTTATAAAACGCAAGAAGTGGCAGCATATTAACCTTATCATCGTTAGCAAAATCAAGGTTATAACCAAGACCGAGGAAGATAGAACGCAAACGTTTAGCACGCTGAGAGAAACGAACACAAGCGAGGAAAGAAACACCGAAAGCTCCATTATCGGTTTCATCTACTTGCATAACATAGTCAGCACCTTCAGGAGTAACGAAATCATCAGTTTCGCCTTGAAGGTAGTTAATTTCAAGAGAGTAAGAGTAATCGGTCAAAGTCTTATTATGCAATCTATGCAAAAAAGCTTTTTTGCATTTTTCAAGTTTATCATCAGTTTCAGCAGAAGAAGCCAAAGGACGAGAACCATAGTTATTAGAATCTTCTGGAGAGCCAGATTGCTTAACCCAGATAGAAACATCTGAACCACAACCGAAAACCAAAGCAAGCAAAACACGATTTGAAATAAAAGGCAAGGTTGTAGGAACATAGGAAGAAAGGGAAACGTCATTACCTGTAGAATCTGGAGTGTAAGGAATACCAGACATAAGATTTTCAAAAGCAGGGTAAACGTCACTAATAGGCACGAAACAATATTTATTAATAAGCTTCATGCGTGCAAAAGTAGGAACAGGAAGAGGAGCAAGTCGAACAAGTTGACGTGCATTTACATTAATAGAAGCCTTAGCCATAAGAAGCTGGCAAAACAAAGGTTGAACAGCACCAAAAGAGAAAGTAGTGTTGTTATCAAAAGACATGGGTTTACTATACTTTTTAGTAGAAACACCCAAAGAAACTTTACCAATATTAAACATAACAATTAATTTAAAGAATCAACAATATTTGAAACTTGTTCAGAAGTAGGCTCAGAATCAAGTACAGTAGGTTTAACAGAGTTAAGAGGAACACCTGCAGCGAGGAGTTTCTCAAGTGAATACTCAAAAGGAGACGGTACAACGTTAATATCACGAGAATTAACACGAACAATACTAACAGATTGCAGACCATCGGAACGAACAGTAGTTTTTTCCATTAAGGAAGAAACAGACGAAACGGGAGGTTGAAAAACCTTGTTTTTACGAAATCTAAATGCCATAATATAAATATTTAAAATTTAACATAATGTAGGGTCAAACCTACTAAAATACTTCTTTTTAAATGTATCGACTTCATCTTGCTTCTGATTAAAATACTTTGTACGCTCAAGCGAAAGAGAGATAGATATATCTTTAAAAACATCATGAAACATAGCAAAATCAGAAAAAAGCCGATTATATAATGAATCGTCACAGCGGTAAACATTATCAAAACGCAAAAGATAATCGGTAGAATGTTTCTTTAAATACTCAGTATCTTTAGCTTTAAGCCAAAAAGGAAACACTTTATCAATGTCATAAAGGGCGGAAACGTCACCAGAATAACGAGAAAGAAAAGACTTTAACAAAGGGGTAGAAGCCATCTTCCAAAAAAAATGATAAACAGAGAGTGGGAGACAATCTTGTGGCAAAAACTGAGTAGTTAAGCCAATAGAACGAAGACGATTAACATCAATTCCGCAAAGATTAAAGCGCATAGGGTCAGAAAATCCAATTTGTAAAACTTCCGATATTTTATTAGCAAACATATAAACACGAGATTTGAAAATACTATGCATATACTTACGACCGAAATCAGAAAGGTATCTATCATAAAGAAATTTGCCAGAAGTGGGACTAATGCGATTAGACTTAACATTTTTGTATAACAATTTGTTAATAATGAAACGAGGACAAGAAACGACATCAAAGGTCAAAGGATTAACAATACCATCATTTAAAACACGTTCAACTGATACAGAATCGAACAGGTTAACAGAATCCAAGATAGAAAGGCCTAAAAGGTTACTTTGCCAATGCTTTGGTAAATAAGGACGCATTTTGTCCTTATTATCCTTATCAGCAACATAAGAGGAAACCGAAGGTAAATCATAAAATGACAAATCCTTAGTTACATACTTAGAAACATATTTAGCACCACCAACGAGTGAACGAATAAGAGGAGTAGAGGTACTACCAAAATTATCTACATACTTATTTAGATGTATATCATACTTTGGAAACATAAAGCCATAAGACCAGACAGAGCGAGCAAGTTCCGTAAACTTAACATAATCAACCCAAGGTTGAAGAAAAAATAAACCATGGTAATGAGGGCGACAAGTTGTTTTGCCATACTCAGAGGTAAAAAAATACTTATAGGAATTAGCACCAAAGGCACGATAACAAGATACTTTAAGACGGTTCAGAAAAGCCTTAACATCCTTATGGTTAAAACAATGTATGGAGAAATTGCCATCTGTATACAATGGTAAACACTGATCATTATAAGTGAAAGTAAGGAAAACGGCACAGCCACCACGTGAATATAAATTAGACAACTCAAAAGAGATACGGGTACGCCATTCCGAAATATAAGTATTACGACATTCGTCGCAACGACCACAAGGGACTTCATAACCTCTGAAGCTATGAAGATAGGATTTATAAACGGAATTATTATTTATATAAAGTGGAGCTGTGCACATAAACCATTAATTTAAACAGAAAGCAGACCAAAATAGGCAGCTGCAGAAGTAAGTGCATAAAGTACTGCCTTAATAACAATTTTCAAAAGTTCTTTTTTCATAAACAAAAAATTTATTTATTAATAATATGTAACATATCCATCTGTAATTTGTTTTTCTGGAAAAGACGGATAAACTCATTAACACGTGAAGCACTGTTTAAAACTAAACCTAACGAAGAATTATCGCCAAGCAAAATGCAGCCTTGAGTATCTTTTGAGGAATTACCAGGATGAATACGGATACCTTCAAAGTTAGGAACATCAAACAAGATAGGCAACATCTTTTGGAACTTAGGAGACCAAGACATAGCCATTTTGTAAACACCTGCAGGGATACAACCTTTTGAGGAAACAGAAGCGCCTAACTGAGGTTCAAGGGTATGACAAAAAAAGATATTACCGATATACAAACGGCCAATAACATATTTGTCACGATATGCGAAACGTTCAAGAACAACCATAATACTAAAGTTTAGCTAAAAGAGAATCAGCAAAAACAATCTGTTTACGAATTTTGCCCGTAGGCAAGCCGACAAGACTGTTATTAAGTTCATCGATTTGTAAGTTAATAAGGAGTTGAGATAACGCAAGACAAAGAACGGACAACTCCTTACGGGACAAGTTCAAAGTTTTCATAACTAAAATAATTTAACAAGTAAACAACGGCACTAAACGTTAAGTGCTTGGCTGCGAGTGCAAAAATAACACTATCACAATATAATAGACATTATGATAAATAATTGATATAGGAACTCTCCTTTCATATATGAAGTTTGTGCCACTTGTGCCAAAGTGCCATGTGGCATTTCAGTACCAAAAGTACCATAAATACTGGTTTTTTC